ATTGGAAGAAGGGGATTGAATCCCTTCCTCAAGTTGGTAATTCCAGACCGGTTGAGGACTGGGTTAGGACTGTGAAGTTCTACCCAAAGGCTTCAGGGGGACGGGTTTCCGCCCTACCCTTGTGGTATACCACGAAGCGTGGACCTAGCGGTCCCGCTTTGAAGCTTGCCCTCAACGATCTCTTTGCACTACGTCAAGACCCCGATCTAATGGCGTCTGTGGCCTCTCTTTGGAGGTACTGGCGCCAAGATCTGAGTGAGGTTGTTAATCGTCTTGCTAATAAGCTTGATGACCAACCTTCCTTGCACTCTCGTATCGCACTAATCCGTGATAAAGGGTGTAAGACGAGACCTATCGCACTTGGGGATTATTTCTCTCAAGTGGGATTAGCCCCTGTCCATGATCGTATCTTCAAGATTTTGAGATCTTTCAAACAGGATTGTACCTTTGACCAATATCGGGGAATCCGATGGTTGAAGTACCACCGGGGATACCTGGGGTCGTTAGACCTCAGTAATGCGACCGACAGATTTCCTGTCGGGCTGCAGGCGGAAGTTATTGACCGCCTGTTCCCTGGGCTAGGTGCAACCTGGCGTTCGGTTGTCTCTAATAGAGATTTCCGGATTCCGGGTGGAAGAAGAATTAGATATGGAGCTGGACAGCCCATGGGACTTTTGTCCTCGTGGGCTGCTTTTACTCTTACTCACCATGTTATCATGCGGACTATTGGGTACTACTTGGGGAAACCCATTGTATACACAATGGTCGGTGATGATATAGTGATCGCAGATCATTCTGGAAGCCAAATCTATAAGGAGATTATGAGTCTCCTGGACGTACCCATTTCACAGGGCAAGTCGATAGAATCAGTTAATGGTTCTTTTGAATTTTGTAAACGTCTTTATGTGAAACATAAGGATGTCTCACCAGTGTCATGGGGAGCTGCGATTCAATTGCAGCGAGACCCCAGGACCTTTCATTCCTTCTTAGAACATTTGCACTCCCGGCTTGGTAGGAAACTACCTGGCGCGAGAGTAGGTAAGTTATGGGAGAAATCCCATAACTGGCGTATTCTCGTTACCGTCCCAGGACGACGTGAGGTGATTGCTCATCTCAGGAGTCCCTGGACGATCAGTGAGACCGAGTTTAATGACTTGGTCTCTGCGCTTCGGCTCGAAAAGGGCTGTCGCACCCCTGTTCGGAGAATAGTGCCTAAGGCGTTGTTCTCTCGGTACGGGCTAGGAGAGTCTAGAATAATTGGATCACCCAACTCCTCCCCCTTAGCAAAGGTGAGGATGAGGGATGTCTTTTTGGAAACCTCGATAAGTGAATTGTCGAGGAAGTACTTGAAGAAGGGCCTAATCGGACCCGCCGTGAGGCGAGCCCGGGAGTTAGGTCTTGATCCCGTTCCCTTCTCTTACATGGTACCTTGTCTTCGCAAGGCGAGGGCCGTGTATTTGAATACTGCGG